TGCAGTAATGCGTTTATGGGCAGTCGTTGCAGACTGTTCGTAAATAATTAAAGGTTGGGGCTTCGGCCCCGCCTTTTCTTTATATTATTTAGTCTTAGTAAAGTACTAGCAGATTCAGTATTAAGACTAAATAATTTGATTGAAAGGAAAGATGCAATGGAAGCACAACAAAGATGGCTAAAGCATAAAGTTGATGGCACAATATACGGGTGGGATAAATACCTCGCCGAAAACGAATTATGCGAAGAAGTTTCTCCAGAGATTGCATTCCCTGAGAGACATATTCCGAAGAAACAAGCAAAGCGAAAAGCTAAAATGGATTTAACTACTGAGAAAATACCTGAAAAACCTGACATAGTTAATGTAGAATTAAATACGGAAGCATCGAAGGGACTACTTAAATGATACTGAATGATGTAATCACTGAGACTAGACGTATCTTACAAGATATTGATTCACCGCAACGTTATTCTGATGCGGTACTTTTAGGTTTTGCTAATCAAGCCTTAAAGAGAATCGCAGTATTACGCCCTGATTTATTTGCTCACGTGGGTGAAGTTACTTGTGCTACAGATGCTGTACTACAAGATGCTCCCTCTGACTCTATACGAATTATTGAGGTTTACTCGGTAGTAAGTGGCAATGGTGTTATCGAAGTAAACCGCGAAACACTAGACCAAGCAATGCCGTCATGGATGAATGATACGGCAGCAGCAGCTACAAACTGGATGCGCCATGTACGCAACCCAAACAAATTTTTCATCTACCCTAAAGCTCCATCGGGGCAAAAACTAGTCGTAGAGTATACGCAGTCTCCACCTAGTTACGATACAACAACCACAGTTGCTTTATTATCTGATGCCTATTTTCCTGTAGTCTTAGATGCTACAGTATTCTTAGCGGAGTCTATTGATAATGAGCATGTTAATTCTAATAGAGCTAAGTTATTCCAAGAGTCCTTTACACAGGCTCTAGGTGTAGGCGCTCAGAGTAGACCTATTACCGATACCGAACAATCGGGTATGAAGCCTAAGGAGGTTATCTAATGGCATCACGTGATTTTAGTACAATCGTATCTCGTTTAGCCCCAAGTGTTCCCGGATGTCCGACGCCAATCATAGAGCAGTATGTTCGTGATGCAGCTATTGAAGCTTGTGAGAGAACATTAGCATGGCGCTATGAACAATCTAAATTACGCTTAACACCAGGTGTGTACGACTATGCGTACAGCGCACCAACAGATGCAGAGGTTCATGCATTCTTAACTGTGACAGTAAATGGTCGCAGACTAAAGCCTGTTACGCTTGAGCATTTACATGATATACAACCTAAATGGCCTGAAGCTACAACTGAAGAGCGCTCAGAGCCTAGATATATTACTCAGTTTGATGCTGATAATTTTGCTCTTGCCCCCGTCCCTGATGATGCAGTAAAGTATGATGTTAAGATGATTGTAGCTTTAAAGCCTCTACGTACAGCGACTAAGATGGAGAAGTCAATATTAGACGAGCTAGAGAATGTAATTATGCACGGAGCGTTACAACATCTCCTTGTACTCCCGGATAAAAACTGGAGTGACAAAGAGTTAGCTACATATCATGCGAAACAGTTTTCATTTAAAATTTCAGAGCGTAGAGCAAGAACGAATCTAGGTGCAGCACGAGCATCTATGACCGTTGAGATGCGCCCACTAGCTTGAGGATATTATGGCTGATGTAATTAAATTAGTAAAAGGTGATGAGAAGCCATTAATCATTCTAACGTTAACGGATGATGTCGCAGGCGGTGTATTAGATTTATCGGTAGCGACAACAGTAGTTAAAGTAAAGTTTAGAGCAATGGGCGGTACAACATTACTATCAACTATTACAACAACAAAAATAGATAGCGGAACAAAAGGTCAGGTACAGTTTGATTTTAGCGGAGGCGTATTAGACGTAGACGCAGGAGCATATGAGGGGGAAATACTCGTAGATTATAATGGTAGTATACAAACAGTATACGATACATTACGATTTAGAGTCAGAGAAAACTTCTAGTGAATATAAAGTTTACAGCGGCAGTAACATCGCTTATATTAGCCTCGGCTTCAGTGTCGAGTATAGCTGCTGTAACAAATAAAGTTGACGACTTTATAGGTTTAACCGCTGCACCAGCAACATCAATTAGCGCAACAGCATTTATTGTACCACTAGAAGTGCTAAGTGAGCAGACAGTATCTATAGCTGATTTAATTAATAGTTTTACTATTACTAAACCTTTATCAGAAACAGTAGCCATTGCAGATGCCTTAACGGTTAACGTAACTAAATCATTCGCAAGTTCAGTAACAGCTACTGAAGTAATTAGTAAGATATTCCATTCATCTGTCGACTTCGACATGAGTGACGCTGATATAGACCCTGACCCGGTAACTGTTGTAGATGCTACGGTATTTGACTTAAGTAGAGCCCTATCTGAAACTTTAACCTCTAGCGATAGTATAAGTAATGAACCCGGTAAGGTAGTGTCGGGTGACACAGTTACGGCAAGTGATACAATTAATAAAAAAGATGTAGGTACAAGTCCTACTGAGACTCTGACCGCTACTGACTCAGATGCTAAGAGCGCTACCTCTACTGCTACCTCATCAGCGACAGCAACTGATAGTGCAGCTAAGACGGTCAATATTACTGAGGCTTCAGATGTAACAGTTACAGCAGTAGTCAGTAAGATATTCCATTCATCTGTCGACTTCGACATGAGTGACGCTGATATAGACCCTGACCCAGTTTCTGCAACAGATTCTGCAGCTTTAGAGCCTACGAAGAGTGCAACAAGCACACTCACAGCAACAGATTCTGACGCGAAGAGCGTAACCTCTACAGCTACGTCGAGTGCAAGTGCAACCGATAGTCTTGTTAGCAGCTTTACAAGCAACCAGACTGAGATTTTAACGGCGGGTGACTCTGTAGTTACACAGCCTACTTCTGTCCAGTCTGACCCTATTACAATGGCGGACGTACTCAATACGTTTACCTATAACAAATATGAACCTGACTCAGTTACTCCATCGGATAGTATTACTAACCGTAATATTACGAAAGCAATTACGAGTTCAGTATCTACAACGAGCACAATCGTTAAACAGTTTACATCTGCTGTTGACTATGACTTAACTGACGTAGACGTAGACCCTGACCCGGTAACAGCATCGGATTCAATTAACTTATTTAGTCTTACTAAAGCATTAGCAAGTTCAGCAACTCCAAGTGATAGTCTTGCGAAGACTGTAACTTCTATATTAACATCTACTGCTACTGCTACTGAGAGCATTGCACTTACATTGACTCTAGGTGAGACAAATCAATATTGGGATGAAGTATTTATGTCTGACGGTGAGTCAGGCTTTATACACACCCCTAGGTTACTAACAATAGCAGACTATGATTGCCTACTAAACGGCGATAATAGTTTAATAAACTCGGCCACATTCCCAGATGGGTGTGAAGCTGATAGTACGACGTACGAAGCGCATACAGGCACTATCGGCGCACCAGGTTTGGTCAACGAACCTATTATGAACCACGGTTTAATTACATATCCTGATACAAGTGATGCAGGACTTGTGGTAGACTTCCACTATCCGACGTTGACAATCGGCGCGTATATGGCTAATATAACTACTATTACATAGGAGAAACTAATGTTAAAAGATAGCATTAAAATGACGGGTGAGTTAAAGCTTACTCTAACAAATGAGAAAGGCGATATTACTAAAGAAATAATTATACCTAATACCGTAGTTACAGCAGGTAAGGGTTATATTGCCTCGCGTATGAAAGATGCAACTGCAACTGCAATGTCGCATATGGAACTAGGTACAGGTACTACAGCTCCTGTAATAGGCAATACAGCACTTGAGACTAAAATCACATCTAGCCGTACAGGACTAACATCTACAACTGTTACAACTAACAGTGTTGCATACGTAGTAACGTTCGGTGCAGGTGTAGGTACAGGCGCAGTAACTGAAGCAGGTATTTTTAATCATGCGACAACAGGCACGATGTTATGTAGAACGGTGTTCTCTGTAATCAATAAAGCAGCAGCTGATACACTAGGTATTACTTGGACAGTTACTGTAAACTAGGAGTAAATTATGGCAGTTAAAGTCGCCAATAACGCGTATTCAACACTAGCAGCGAGTATTACTTCTAGTGCTACAAGTATTACGCTTACATCAGGTGAGGGAGCAAGGTTCCCTGCGCTTACTTCACCCGACTATTTCTATGCAACGCTTTTAGATAGTGCAAATAATCTTGAGATTGTTAAATGTACTGCTAGGTCTACAGATGTCCTAACAGTAACAAGAGCTCAAGAAAGTACAACCGGTCGAGCTTATACATCAGGTGATAGAATTGAGCTTCGTATTACTGCAGGTGTATTAGATGCAATTGCAGAGATGGGCGGTGGTGCTACAGGCGGCGGTAACGATAAAGTCTTCATGGAAAATGAACTTATTGTTACAACAAACTACGAATTAAGTGCAAATAAAAGTGCGGTAAGTGTAGGGCCGATACAAATTGATACAGGCATCAGTGTGACAGTACCAACTGGACATACTTGGGTTGTACTTTAGGAGATTAAGATATGGCAAAATTAAAAGTCAGTGGTTCAGCATCAGGTACAGGAACAGTCACTCTAATAGCACCAACGACAAGCTCAACAAGAACGATTACATTATTAGATAGTACAAGTACACTGGATGCTACTAAGTTAAGTGGTAATCTTCCAGCTATCTCTGGAGCAAGTCTTACTAACCTACCTGGTGGAACTCCTACGGCTGGACAAGTTGTTCAAGTTGTAACTGAGTCTGATACTGGTGGAAGTAATGATAGTGGTACTATTGGTTGGAGAGACACTCATTTATCAGTAAGTATTACCCCTCAATATAGTAATTCAAAGATGGTGGTAATGGCAAACTGTTATATTTATATGAATAACACATCAGGGGAATGTGCGTTTGGTCTTGACTATACTAGAGCTATTGCTGGTGGTGCTACTACTGGACTTTCACCTAGTCCTTCAACATCGGGTGCATCTCACTGGAGTATTGGAAACGGTGAAAGGTCAGTTAGATATAGTCACCACGCTATTGACTCCCCAAATACCACTTCTGCTACTACTTACACTTTAAGAATTGCAGGCTCTGGTTCTGCAAATACAATATGGGGTTGGCAAAGTACAGCAGATACCTTAGTTGTTATGGAGATTAAAGTATGACTTATTCTGATATGACATTTGAAGATATAAAGAACTGGAACAAGGCTATGACTAGCCTAGCACCTAATGCTGTTTACAGATTTAATAAGAAAACAGGTTTGGTGTGGGAATCGAATGATATTCCACAACCAACAGACGCTGAAATCACAGCAGAAGTAACCAGACTCCAAGCTGAGTTTGACTCTAACCAATATCAAAGAGATAGAGCAACAGACTACCCAGCAATAGCAGACCAACTGGATGACATATTCCATAATGGTATTGACGGATGGAAGGCT